CCTATGAATTATGGAGGAATTCGCAAAAACGGATTACTCTGTAATTCATTCTTATAGACACTGTTAACAGAACAGAATAGCTCTTTAGGAGGCTCTTCTGTTCTGTAAGACTGTAGGATTGTAGGACTGTCTTTAAGACTGTCTTACGCGCGTACGCGCGAGAGGGATACGGTAATTACGATGATTACGGTGATTTTCATAGCTTGTCGAAAGTTTGTATCTCTTACGATACTTGAACTATACTACAAGGCATTTATTGGTGTGAGCCATAGTGGAACGCACTACCAGGTCGTATTCATATTCGATAGAGGTCATCCTGTCTGCGTTACGGGGATATAATGCGGGTTTTCCGCAGCGGGATATATCTGTTGTATTGGGGGTACCACGGACCACGCTAAGGGAATGGATCTACGAATACCGTTCCGGCAAGTTGGACGCGGAAGACAGTCCCGAGCATTACCATTACTGGTTCATACCTCCTCCTAACGGGAAGGATATGGTTACGGGAACGTGCAGGATATGTTTTGAAAGAAAGGAATTCCTGAACGTGTTTCCTGAAAACTCTAACTGGGTCAGGTTAGTATAATAAGGGGTTTATTATGAATTCTAAAAAAGGTAAAGAGATTACTGACGGACCAAAGGGGCCGCCTAGAAAGAAGCCCGTACAGCATGTTTCTAAGGATTCTCTTGTAGGGCAAAGAGTAAAGGCCAGACAGGACTTATTCCTAATTTCGTATGGGAAGACCGGGACTATAAAGTCAGCGTGTGAGGCCAGTGGTCAGGACAGGGCAACGATATATAAATGGCGTACCGAAGACGTACAGAATTTCAAGATACGGTTTGAACAGGCAAACGAGTTGTTCAGGGAGGGTTTACAGGATCTTGCCCTTAACAGGATCAGGGAACAGAAACCAGACGGTAACCCTGTCCTGCTGATAACGATGCTTAACGCCTGCTGGCCCGAGAAGTACAGACGTGACGCATACAGGGCGGACGACGGGGCCAAGGAACTCATGACCGAGTGGAAGAAGTGGAAGAAGGATATGGAGAAAAGGGACAAGACAAAGGCAGAGGTGAAAGAAGAGATACAGGAAATCGACGAGCGTACAAACGCCATACAGGAAGTAGAAAAGATGCTGGCAAGAAGAAGAGGCAAAGGGACGGGAACCAATGGTTCTGACTAAGGAAAAGCCTGAACTTACCGAATACCTGTTCTCAAAGCTTGGGTTTGATCCTACCGAGGCTCAGATGCCCATACTTAAATGCCGTAAGAGGTTTATCCTCGTGGCAGGCGGGGAGCAGGCAGGTAAGTCTATGGTCGCGTCAAAGTATCTTGTGTCACGGTTTCTTGAAACAGAAGAGCCCGGTTTGTACTGGCTTGTAGCAGCGGACTATGAACGTACCAGGGCGGAATTTAACTACCTGGTGGAAGATTTTGCCAAACTGGGGATACTCGCGTCGGTTACGAAAAGAGTAGATCCCGGCAATATAATCCTTGCAGACGGTACGAGAATAGAGACTAAGTCCGCAAAAGACCCGCGTACCCTTGCCATGAAGGCACCGGACGGGGTTATCGGATGCGAAGCGTCGCAGCTAGACCTCGAATCATTCCACAGACTCAGGAGCAGAGTAGCTCCGAAAAGGGGATGGCTGTTTCTCGGAGGTACATTCGAGGGGTCTCTAGGCTGGTATCCGCAACTGTTCACAACGTGGAACCAGGGGGCACTTGACGACGAACAAAGCTTCTCCCTTCCATCGTATTCCAATAAACATCTGTACCCCGGAGGTAAGAGAGACCCGGAAATCCTTAAACTAAGGGCACAGTCCTCCGATGAGTTCTTTATGGAACGCATCGAAGGTATACCATCACCGCCCCAGGGGCTGGTTTTTGGGGAATTTCGCCCAGATATTCATATCGACAACCAGGCAAAATGGGTCAAGGGAGAACCAGTCTACCTCTGGATGGACCCGGGTTACGCAGGAGCCTATGCCGTCGAGGTGGCACAGGAGATAAACGGGCAGGTTAACATCATAGACGAGATTTTCGAGCAGGGACTTATCACCGCTGAAATGATCGAGATAGCCAAGTCCAGGCAGTGGTGGCAGGACGTTGTCGGAGGCGCGATAGATATAGCAGGGTACCAACACCAGGCTATGAGCGCACCCGCGGAGATATGGCTCGAAAGCGGAGTGTACCTTGACGCTAAGAAGATTCGGATAAACGAAGGAACCGAAAGACTTAAAGGCTTTTTACGCCCTGATCCGACAACTAATGTGCCAAAAATCGTTTTTAATCCCTCATGTCAGGGCATTTTGTCAGAATTCGGGGTCGCTCAAAGCCCAATTGACGGACAAAGTCGCGCTTATAGATGGAAAACCGACAGAGATGGTAATATAGTGGGTGAGACTCCTGAAGATAAAAACAACCACGCCGTTAAGGCTGTTATATATGGCCTGATAGACCGCTATGGCTATGGATACGTTACAAGCCGTAGCTTTATTAAGGTCAAAAGGTGGAAGTAACGTGTCCAAACGTAAGGTCGAAGATATAGTAACACTGGTAGAAGACCACTACCAGGCAACAGAACCGCTTCGGCAGAGAATGGACTCCGATCACCAGCTATACAGGCTGGAACCATACGACGCAGGGGACGGATACCAGTCGTATACCTCCAATGAGGCGCAGACATACGCCGATAAGATCATATCCTGGCTCACCTCGGCAGGAGTAATCGTCCGTATTCCGCCCAACGGCAACCCGAGGAACTCCCGGGAGATCAATAACGATAAGGAACGGTTCCTGATCGGGTCACTTCGTGCAGCAGATGAACGGCTCAGTATGAAACTTATGCCGTCCCTACAAAGCCAGCTTGCGTGGTATATCACCCTGAGAGGGTGGTACGCAGGAAGAGCCCTGCTCGTAAAGAAATCGGACGAAGAGACGTTTGTAGACGTTACGCCCTGGGACCCGATGCACACGTTCTGGGGTACGGATAGTGACGGACTTTCATGGGCCTGCTATAAGGTCAAGAAAACCAAAGAGGAAATAGAAAGCCAGTACGGCGTAAGACTGGGAGATTCAAGAGACTTAGAAAACGGTGTGGATGTCTATGACTTCTATGACCGGGAAGATAACTTTGTCGTTATCCCTCACAGAACTATTAAGAAACGTACCAAACACGGACATGACGGGGTGCCTGTATTTATCGGACCAGTAGGATCGGGGCCCCTGATACAGTCCCTAGAATGGTCTTCTATCGAAGATACCGTAGGGGATTTCGGGGAATCAGTATATAAGTCCACAAGAGAACTGTACGAAAAACATAATTTCATGATGAGTACCATGCTCGAGCTGGTGGCGAGAAGCCGCAGGCAGGGACTCAAGATACGCTCGAGGGACGGCTCCAAGGTACTGGACGAAGATCCCTACAAGGAAGGTACCGAGATAGCACTGGCCCAGGGAGAAGACGTGGAACCGCTTGGACTGCTTGAGATGTCCAGGGAAAGCGGTGCCTATATGGGCATGGTGTCAGGGGAGATGCAGAGAGGCTCCATACCTCATTCGGTATACGGAGAACTACAGTTCCAGTTGTCAGGGTTTGCTATAAATACCCTGAGACAAGGCGTTGAAACCGTGCTTTCTCCAAGGGTTTTTGCAATGGAAAAAGCCTACAGACAGATATGTAACCTGCTGGTAGACCAGTATTCCTCCGAGCGGTTCAAGGCTATTGAACTGTCAGGAAGAGATAATAACCGGATGTACTTCTCAGAGAAGATAACGCCCAGCCGGGTTAAGGACGGAGGGGATGTGGAGATAGCGGTAATGGCTAAATTGCCGCAGGACGATATGTCCAAGTACTCGATGGCCCAGATAGCAAGAGAAGGGGCCACTCCTCTTATGCCCGATCTCTGGATCAGGGATAATATCCTTGGTGTTCAGGACGCGGATCAGACAGAAGACGCAGTTAAGGAACAGATAGCAGAGCGTACCCTGCCGGAAGCAGCTACCTGGAGCCTTTATCAGGCAGCACTTAAACAGGGCAGAGATGATCTTGCCGAGATGTATTTCGGAGAATTGGTCACTATGCTCTTGAGTAAAGCTAAGATGTTAAGAGATACTTTAGGAAGCGGAGGTCCGCCGGGAGCCGCACCTGGGTCGCCTCCTATGCCCATGCCTCCTGGTGGGCCTCCGCCCATGCCGGGTGGTCCACCTATGCCTGGTGGGCCTCCGCCCATGCCTCCGCCTGGGGTTATGCCCCCGGCTATGGCAGGGGTACCACCCCCGGTACCGACTCCGCAGGGAGGGCCGATGGTTCCCCCTGGGCAGCCGAGACCGGGAGCGGTAGGAGATGAAGAAAGGCTACGTCGTATGGGACTAGTAGGGCCTGGAGGTTAGTATGGCAAGAGTTATTCCGCCGGGCGTATTCAGAGGACCTTCTGCTGATAGAGAAGAAACACTACTAAAGCTGTTTGGTAGTGTGGGTGAAAATGCTGTATCGAACCAGGGATACAGCCCCCAGGATATGGTAAGTATGCTAAGGGGTGAAGACCTGTATTCGGATCGGTATTCAGAAGATATTTTTCCCATGCCTGATCCTATGGGATCAGGATTAAGTCTGTATGACAAGGTATTAGCCTCGGTAGGGAATCCAATGGAGGCCCAGAATATAGTAAACCAGATTGTAATAGATGAAAGAAAACTTAATAAAGATCAAGATGTGATTTTTACAGGGTCTGATAGTGAAGTTTATGAACAGACAGGACTTAATAAAAGAGAACTCGACTACCTGCGAGCAATAAATAACACAGGAAATGCCAACGTCTTCGGGGCAACAGAAACCGTATTAGACATACTTGCCCACGAACAGCCCCCGCCCGAAGCACTTAAAGATATAATCGCTTCGATCCCTTCTGCGTATGGTGTTACAGAGGAAGAACTTCTCGAACAAATACAAAAGCAAATGGAAGAAGAGAATCTGGTAGTGCGAACCTCGCCTATGGCAATTGATGATGTTCTGCCTTGGAATCAAGGAGTACCTGCCTCAAGCTATAATCCACCTCTTGGAGGAGGAATACCTCCTGCTACAACCATACCCATACCTGCTACAACACCAACACCCACTGCTACACCCACGTCTACGCCTACGCCCATTGCTACAACCATACCAACGCCCATTGCTACGCCTACGGGAAATTTTATAAAGAATCTTAAAAATATATGGGGAAATGCCACTGTTGTGAACGAAGACATAGACCCAGACGGCTTAGGGTTGCAACTAATTGGACAGACAGCAATCGATGAAGATACACAATTAAGTCTATATTTAGCAAGTCAAGCATCAGTACTCTATGGACAGGATGAAAATAATACTTGGAAAATCCTTGGACAAGACGCAGAAACAGATGAAAACGCAAATCTTGTCTTTGGGAAAACAGAAGAAGAAAAGCTAGTATTTAATATCAATACAGATACAGGAACCTGGGACATGCCAGACGAAACAGGTAAAGACGAAATTCCTATTTCGATGTGGGGGAAAAAAGGAAAGGAAGAGGACATAAGTTTAGGAGAAGATACGAGAGATCTAGTAGAAAAAGATGATCTTCTTGCAACCTTTTTAGGTCAACCTAAAAACCTGTGGAGGGCTGTAAGAGAGGAACAGCTAGGACCGAAAATGTGGAATCCTTTTTGGAAAGACACAGTTATGCATGGGTATATCCCAACGTATGGAAGTTACCTCTATAATGCCACCGGGAAATCATTTGCTGACTACCTAAAAAATAGAGCAAAAGGCGTGTATACCGATGAAGTTCAAAATAATGCGTGGGAAAATATGGTATTAGCCTCAAAAGAACTGGAAGATGAAACTTCTCCCTTTTTAGAACCACCACAAGACATTGGGGGAACACCAAAGGGAAGCATATTTGGTTTAGCACTCAAAGGTGTAACAGATACCCCAAGTGGTAACAACACAAAGAATTCCCAGCTTGCTATGGTGTCTTCTCGTATGGGTATTGATCCAATGAGCCATTCGGGGAATATGATATATAGTAATCTTGAAAACATGTATGACAGGTTTGCTGCAAGACAGAGATCAAGGGGTAAACACATAGGAGGTTTCCTGGCTTGGGCAGATAATTATTACAGATTAACACCAGAGGAGTCCGTAACTCCGTAGATAATTTAAGTTTAGGTAATAAAAAGGAGATATATACATGGTTGACGATTATACTTATGACGATCCAGATTTTCTGAAATGGAATCCTGGTAGAGCAAGGGGTGGTTTTTATCCCAGGAACGTGAATGAAGAAATATCTTTTACAGATATTATTGACCCATACGTAAATTTGGGTATTCCTGAGATAGGGATTCTAGGTGGATGGGCAGAGGATCCAAGGGGTATGTGGGAAGCTGCTCAGTATAGAGACATGGGTAGTCGAGCCTTTAACCCCATGTTCCAAAGTACTATCGGACGGGGATTCACACCTGCTTACGGCGGATATCTGATGTCGGGAGGGCGTGGTTGGGAAGGTGCTGCGTCCCCGACAGGCAACCCATTCGCAGACTATTTAACTATGACGGCAGGCTACGCTGCTCCATCTACTAGAAAGGCAAAAATGGATCTGGACTGGCAGGAGGCACTAGCAGCTTCTAGATATCAGACAGGATTAGCGGCTGGCACCATAGATCCAAGTGCGGAATTTGGCGAAACGGGGTATGCCCCTCCACCCACTACACAAGCCGCGACTATCGGGGGATATCTACAAAATGATCCGAGGTCTTCTGCTATTGCTATGAGTCTTGCCAAAATGGGAGGCGGAGTAGGGGCTTTAGGATCGGCAAGACAAAAATTCCTAACTAACCTATACGATATTTATGGGGCAAGAGCCAAAGCTACAGGCGGAGTTGAATTTGGATTCCTAGATTACCTAGATAGTATTACAGGCGGGAAACTCGGTAGCTATGCCTAGATAGCAAGAAACTACTTGAGGTGATATATGCCAGATGATCCGTGGGCAAGCTTTATGCCGGAAATAGATTTTACTAAATTCCAGCTTGAATCGTCTCCTGAGATGGCTTACTACAGTGCCGAGCCGTTTGCTGGTGGGTACTCTCCTGCCCAGCAAAAATACTGGTCGGGTCAGTTTGGCAATGTATATAACCAGTACGCTGGGGCCCTTGGGGCTTCCGTTAGAAACCAGACAGAGGCTCCTACGTTTGTGGACTTTCTGAGAGACATGCCGTGGACAGAGCGTTATACCTCCCTTAGTCCTGCATTACGTCCGGGGAGTGGTTTCCGTAGGTTTAGTCCTTCGGCTCGTTATATGTATAGCTGATGCCTCCTCCCGATGCCCTAAAAAAACAATGGGAAAGAGCAATAGAGAAGTCCCCCGAACTCAGAGAGAGATGGGGGACAGAGCTTCCTCTTGACGAAAATAACAGGGTGCCTCCTACAGCACTTTATGACCTTGTTGATGCCAGCGCAAATAAAGAACTGGCTAGTAGGCCGCCTACTGCTGCTACCCCTGTACCTACTTCTCAGAAGGTTATGGCGAGAGGGCCATTTGGGGAGTTTGCAATTGATCCTTCTCTTTCAAAATTTGTCGGTATAACTGACCCAGGAAAAGACACGGCACCTGCTAGGCCACTTGATCCTGTAAATTGGACAAAGAGAGGCGCAGATATAGGAAAGGGGATAACGGCAGCTTCCCTAATTGGTTTACCTTTGAGCCTATTACGAAAAGCGGCGAGTTCCGCTTTTGAAAAATTTGTTCCAGAAGACACAAAGACCAGATTGAAAGAAAGGGCTATATCGGGATATCCGGTAAGCCCTGACGATTCTGGTTTTAGGAAATATCTAAAAGAAACCGTAGCTCCTATTACACTGGGTCAAATTACAGAAGAACCCCAAACTCCAATAGGCACACTCCCAGGCCAAGAAATGTTTAAAGCAGCGCAAACTTGGGCAGATATAGTTGAGCCTATTCCGGCAGCAGTTAATTGGGCCGTTGAGCCTGGTCTGAGACGTAGAATGTCGGAGTTAGAGAGGCAGGGGCATGGAAAGACAGCTTCCATGCAAGCTGCGTACCAGCAGGCAAAAGCATCTGGGGAAATACCGTTGTTGCAGTCTTTGCCCACAGAAATTGCTTTTGATCCTGTTGAGCTTGTACCTTGGCTTGGCTTATACGGTGGACTTACAAAGGCTGCTGCTAGAACTGCTGCTAGAACTGCTGCTCCTGTCGCCGCACGAGTTACTAAGGAAGCAGCCCCCATCACTGCTAAACAGGCCGCTGATGCCCCCATCACCCCCGCCGCACGGGCTGGTGATGTTCCTACCGCCCCCGCCACACGGGCTGCTGATGAAGCTGTGCCTGCCCCTGGTCCTGCTGAAGTACCAACTGCCGTGGAAGATATTTTTGGTACTGTACCTACAAGAAGTAGGGCCATTATGGATGATCTGCCTGATTTTGAAGAGACTTCTAAGATTATGATAAATCCTAATGTATGGAGAACATTAGCTAATAAGCCTGTAATCAGAAATATTCAGGGACTATTCAATCCTAGTGCAGTTCCCAAAGATGAAATAGATATATCTTTTCGTACTAGGGATGTATTGCGAGATTTGGTAGATACCAGAACTAAGACTGCTATGAGGCAATTAAAGGCACTTGGAACACTAGAGGATATTTTTGGCAAGTTGAATCCAGAAGGATTAATTTCAAAAGGACCTCTACAAGGTCTTACGGTTAATACGATTCGTACATGGCCCCGAAGATATGCGGGGAAACTTACTCCTAAAATGAAAGAGTGGGTTCGTATTGCCAATGATTTAGAAAAGACAAAATTGGAATATCTTAAAAATAACGGTATCGATATAAAAGAACTTACCTTTGATGAGGGAGGCCAATATGCAGGGCGGAAAGTATGGGCATTAGTAACTTCAGATTCTGAGGTTTTGAATATAGGATATATTAGAAAGGGTTTTGGAGGAAAACTTTCTCAAGAAAAAGAAAGGATTTTTGAAACTGCTGAAGAAGCGATTGCAGCAGGGTATCGCTATCTTCCTGATGACGAAGTTCTTTTTCTAAATATTCAAGGTGCATATCACAGAGTAATAGATCAGCGTACAACTAACTGGTTACTAGACCGAGTTACTTGGAGAACAAAAGGTATACCAGAAGGACTAAAAGTAGATAAATTAGCCACAGAACAAAAACTGGCTCGTGCTAAACGGGCAGTAATGGCTCTTAATCGAGCTAAACGTGGCGAGAGTTTACCTACAGGAACTGTAAATTCTATTGAACGTCTATTCCCTCAATTGCAAGGTAGAATTCGTGAACCTACTAGGATTCGTGTTGAAGATGTATTGAAAGCAGCCAAGGTGGTATCTGAACCTGAACGAGTTTTTGAAGTACCTAATCCTGGAGTTATTCGTAATGCAAAGAAAACAGTTGATGAAACAATAGAACGGCTTGGTCTAGATCCTAATGATTCAGCTTTAGAACAAAAACTGAGACAGCTTGCATTAGATCCTGATAATCAATCTCTGTTAGCAGATCTTTCAAAAAAGAGGCAGTATTGGGGATGGCTAAAGAGTCGATGGGCTATAGGAGAGCCTACTACACTACCTCATAATGTTCCCAAAGAACTTCGCCGTGAAGCGATTGGTGATTTGGATGAGCTACTAGATGCAATTAGAGGTACAAGGGTTATGCAGCCTGGAAAGGCACCTCGTTTTGAGGGTGGTCTAATTGCAGATATTCATAGAGAAGTTGCAGAGATAAATAAATTAGTGGCATTAGAACGGAGAAAAGCAGCTCGTGTTAAATTAGGGACGAAAGCAGAGGGAATCCGGCCTGAAGGCGAAGTACGACTGCCTCCTTTTGCAGGCAAGATTTTGACAGGCCCAAATGCCAAAGAAATAGCTGAACGTATTACATCAGAACTCTCTCCCGCGTTTAAAGAACATTGGTTTTCTTCTAACGTAACAAAGTCTTTGGCTGTTATGCGTTTCTATATGCTGGGCGGAGATATTTCTCCTATAATGATACAGTTACTCACTCTAGCAGGACGACCTGGTGCTTGGGGAAAATCCATGTATGGATTTGCACGCACCCTAATAGATCGTCAATATATACAACGCTACTTTGACCGGGAAGAAAATCTGGAATTTCTGAGAAAGTATCCTGGGGTTAAATATACTTCCTATGAGGTAACAGAAGCAACAGCAAAAGGAGGTTTTCTTAGAAAGGATATTTCTATATTACCAGAAGGCGAATCTGCATTGAAGACGGCGGCTCTTATGGTTCCAAGAACATATGGCAAGGTAACAGGAGCAATTATCCGTCCATTTGCCCGTGGTTATGAGGGAGCTATGGACGTAGCTGGCGTAGAGTTATTAAAGGCTTTAGATAAGTATGGGACCACTCCAGCTAGAAGGTCAGAGATAGCACAGCATGTTAATAAAATCAGAGGAGTAACCTCAAGTTCTCGTTTAGGAGTTAGTAAATCAGTACGACAATCTGAGACAATTATTACTCTTGCGCCCATGTATAACCGAGCAATTGCGGCATATTTATTTGACATGGTTCATTTTGGAGATTCCTTATCTGGGAAATTAGCACGTGAAGGAATGGCTCGTATGATTGGTGCTATTTCGGTTTTAGCTGTGCCATTTTCATTAGCAAGAGGGGAAAGTCCAGAAGAAGCTGCTGAGCATCTTTTGCCTATCATATATAAGAATGGAAAGTGGAAGACGAATCCTAATTTCTTCACATGGGATATAGCAGGTCAAAAAGTAGGTCCTGGTACTAAGATACGTAGTGTTATAAGCCTTTTATCTAGATCTGCTACTAATCCAAAAGATCTTGTAAAATTACCTTGGCTTGACTTGGAATATATGAAGAATCCTATTATTAAATTTGCTCGTGGAACCTCTAGCCCAGGGGTTTCACTTTCATGGGATCTATTGACAGGTAAAGATTACATTGGCGATCCTACCACTGATGGGAAACTGCAATTTACAGAAACTGTTGCTAAAAGATTCATGCCTATATGGGTTTCTTCAGTAGCATTTGAGGGAGGAACTCCTATTGAACGGGTAACTAGGGGTGCATCAGAGTTTAGTGGATTTAGGGCTAATCCCGAATTTAGAAATATAACAATCAAAAACTCTATGGTAGTTAATACATTCGGCAAAGGGGAGCAAAAAGATTATCCAGGGGTAGTCCATACAGAATGGGACCAAATAAAGGATGATCCCTACAAAAAATTAATTATCGAGCAAGATCCTGCTAATAAGGAACTTCAGGAACAACTTGATTTAGTAACTCTTAGTAAACCAGATACCGTATGGGCTGAAAAATTAGAAAAACAATCCAAAATAACTGAGACGAGAATTGGTGAACAAACCCAACTATTAGACAATCATATGCCCAGGCTTAGTGATCCTAATTCTAAAAGTGCGAATGATCCACAGAAATTTAAAGAAGAATTAAAAATAATACAGGCAAAATACCGTCAGGCAAAAATGCAGGTAGAGAGCGATCTAATAAAGAAACATCCTGATTATGCCGAGGAACGTGATAAAGAACCAGATAGGGAGAAAGAACCAAAGAAATGGGTTGTTAGCCGTTATTATGCAATAAAGGATGAAGCCAAGGACGAGTATGGAAATCTAGACTATGATAAAGAAGAGCAGTTGTGGAAAGAAGAAAAAGCGAGTTGGGGAGACGAAGAGCTAGAGGAATATATTGATGATTATATAGATAGGTATTCATTCCCCGCTAATCCACTTATTACAGAATATTATGATGCTAAAGATTTAATGGAAAAAGCAGGCTGGTTCGACAAAGACCTACCCGAAGCTGTAAGCCAGTTACAGTCGGCATACAGTAATTTAGATGTAGCCGGGTTATGGAGTTTGTATAATAGGTCCGGTCAGTCTGATAAAGAAAATCTAGAGAGGTCTCCAGATGCCAGGGTTAGAAATTCTATAAGGATTTTGAAAGCACAGTTTAAAATACATAGGCATCAAATCAGAAGTAGCAGCCCTGAATTAGAC